TACGCGCTGCGAGGCCAGGGTTGCGGGATCGCGGTGCTCGCGGACGCCGATGATTCCTCGCAATGGACCACCCAGGCGGGATTCGGGCTGCAGGAGGGGATCTACATGATCCTCACCGGGCCGGCGGCCGATACCATTCAGAGTGCGGTCGCCATCAAGAGCCAGGCGGGCCTTGACAGCTACGCGACCAAGCTGATGTTCGGCGATTGGTTGTGGTGGTCGGATCAGGTGAACAACATGATCCGCCTGGTCTCGCCGCAGGGTTTTGCGGCCGGGCGGCTGGCGAATCTTTCGCCCGAACAGTCCAGCCTGAACAAGCCGCTCTATGGCGTGGTGGGCAGTCAGAAATCAGGCACGCCCGGGTCCGGCCAGAGCACGTCCTATTCCTCGGCCGATCTGGCCGCGTTGCTGGGGGCGGGCATCGACATGATCGCCAATCCGCAGCCGGGCGGCAATTTCTGGGGCGTGCGGGGCGGGCATAATTCCTCGTCCGATCCGTCGGTCAACGGCGACAATTACACCCGGCTGACCAATTATATCGCCGCCACCCTGGCAGCGGGCATGGGGCAGTATGTGGGGCAGGTCATCAACACCAATCTGTTCCAACGCATCCGCGCCACGCAGATGAGCTTCCTGCAGAACATGCTGGGCCAAGGCCTGCTGGGCAGCACCGACGGCAGCCTGCCCTTCAGCGTCGTGTGCGACACGTCGAACAACCCGTCGAGCCGCACCGGGCTCGGCTACGTCCAGTCGGATGCCCAGGTGCAATACCAGGCAATCAACGAGAAGTTCATCGTCAACATGGAAGGCGGCCAGACCGTGCAGGTGTCGCGTCAGACCCTGCCCACGGGCCAGTCCGCGTAGGGAGGAACAATCATGGCCTTGACCAATTTCTCCGTCGGTCGCGACACCCAGCTGGTGGTGATGGGACCCGCGGGCCGGGTGGATCTTGCCCATGTCACCGGGTTCGAGGCACGGCAGGTCACGCAATCCGTGCGCGTCAGCCGCCTGGACGGCACCCCGTTGGGCGCCGAACTGCCGAAGGGCTGGGAGGGCAGCTTCGATCTGGAGCGCGGCAATTCGGCGGCAGACGATTTTATCGCGGCCGCGGAATTGCAGTATTTCAACGGCGCGATCACGGTTCCCGGGACCATGTACCAGTATGTAACCGAGACCGATGGATCGGTCTCCACCTACCAGTATGATGGTGTAACATTCAAGCTGGCGAGCGCGGGGCAATGGAAGGGCGATAACAGCGTCAAGCAGACGCTTGACTTCTTCGCCGCGCGGCGGCGGCGCGTCTGATGACACCGACCGAGACGGTCCTGATTGGCGCGGGCGCATTGCCGCCCGTGACCGACAGCGATGGGCGGCGCATCGCGGTGCGGCGACTCTCGGCGCTCGACAAGCTGCGGCTGTTCAAGGCGGCCGGGCCAACACTGGCGCAAAATGAACCCTGGCTGGGGATCGCGGTGCTGGCCTATTGCGTGACGGCGATCGACGACGTGCCGGTGCCGGCACCCGCGAACGAATCGCAGATCGAGGCACTGGTCGCGCGCCTCGGCGATGCGGGCATCGAAGCTGTCGCGGCGACGCTGGATGCGGATTCGATTGCCGCGGATCAGGTGGCCACGGCGGGAAACTGAGCCGGCACCCCGACCTGATCGACTGCCTCTATCTGATCAGGAACGGGGTGCCATTCGACGTCGCGTTCAGCCTGCCGGACGACGAGCGCTTGGCTTTCGTGGTGGCGCTTGGAACCTTGGATGGCCGGTCCTTTGACTGGGCCGATATGAACTGGAAGGAGCACCCATGATCGCCGTGGCGGGATTGGCGGCGCTGCAGGAAAAACTGCGCCGGCTGGACCTGGAAGCGGCGAAGTCCTCGGTGCTGGAGCGCGCGGCGATCGACCTGCAGGACGCGGTTCGGCGGCGCCTGTCGCACGTGCCGGGCGAGAGCCATGAGGCGCCGTGGCGGCGCAGCGGGGCGCTGGCGCGGTCCGTTTCCTATGCCCTCGCGGGCGGGATCGCGATCGTCGGTTCGGATGATCCGGTCGCGATCGATCAGGAATGCGGTACGCGAACTGAACCGCCGCGGCCGTTCCTCGCGCCGACGGCGGCGGAGGAAGCGCCGCTGCTGGTCGAGGATATGGGCGCCGGTGTGGTGTCGCGGTTGCGGGCGGGGCTGCCATGATCGATGCCTATACGATCGGCGTGCGGCTCGCGCTGACCGACGAATTGTCGGTCGGATTGCGGCAGGTGCGGCGGGATCTGGCGGCGCTGGACCGCGCGAGCGCGGGGAGCGCGGCCCGGCTGCGCGAGCTGGGGCGGATCGGCATCCGGACAGGCGCGACGGCGGCGCCCATGCCGGTCCGTCGTGAGAGCGCGGTTTCAGATGGCTTGGTGTCGCGGGAGCCGCCGGCGCGGCATCCCGTGCGCGGCGTGGCACCGGAGGCGCGGGCCGCAGGCCGTCACGCCGTGGCGCTTGCGCCCTCCGGGCCGGCAATGATCGGCCGGAGACTAGTCGGGACGGCGGTTTCCACCGCAACCGTCTCCGGGATGGCACGCGCACGCCTCATTCCAGCGCGGGCGCCTTCAAGCCGGACGCGTGGCTTGACGGCTTTCGGTCCGGGGCCGGCGGCGGAAATCCGTTCTCCGCGACGGGCGGTCCTGCCGATCGTCACGCCGCCGGGGCGACTGGAAAGGGTGAGACCGGCCACGGCCGGGGAGGAGAGGAACCGGCATCGACCGATGGGCATAGGGGCGCTGCTTCCGGCGGGCGTGGTCCGGCCGTTGGCGGTCGCCCGTCCTGACGCACCGCGCGGCGGACCGGTCCGGACCCGCAACCAGTCGCGCACGGACCAGGACTTTGTTGCGCTGATGCGCAAAATGGCGCGCCTTCATGCGGCAGCCGACGGGCTTCGGCCGCGCGCGACGCGCGGCGTGGCACGGATCAAGGAAGCGCCCAATTCAAGGGGTGAGCGATCGCGGACTGGTCAGCGTCACCACGTGCCGCCTGCCCCGGCAACCGGCCGTCGGCGCGTCAATCGCGCAGCGGCCCCGCCAAGCGCGATTCGTTCGCGACCGGTACAACTCGCGCCGAGCGGGCCGACAGTGGGCCAGGCGCGAGCACCGACCGGGTCAGCTTGGGTCGGGGCCGCCGTGACACGACGCCCGGCAGCCCCCGCTGCAAGCTTCGCGTCCGCCCCATCCCAGGGCGTGTCGACGACGCGGCCGCATGATGGCCGGCGGTTGGACGAGCGGGCTCTTCCGATCCAGGCGGATTTGATTCTCGACGGCGTGCAATTTGGCCGCCTGGTGGCAGACCGGCTGACCCGTCACCTCGACCGTCCACATAACGGGGCCGCTGCCCCCGACCCGCGGGTGACGCCGACCTGGCCTGGTCCGTCGATTTCCTGAAGGAGAATCGGGTGGAGTCTCGCCTTCGCTGCGTCCTGCGCATACCCGGCGAGCCGGACACCGGGCCGCAACCGTTCTTGCAGCCGATCCGGCTGCACGTCCGTCTTGCCTGGCGGGTTGCTCCGCCGCCGCTTCGACACCCGTCGGACATCGCGCCGGCAGCTGCCGATCGCGATGCTCCCACCGCTGTTCCCATCCGGAGGTAAACGCTGACCATGCTCGACGTCGCGTTGCTTCTTGGACCGGTCGCCTTTCGCGACTTCGAGGTTCCGGCCGGGATCGTCTTCGGGGGAGGCCAGCGCCTCGCCGTTCATCGCCTGGTGGGCGGCGGGCGGGTCATCGACACGCTGGGACGCGACGATGGGGAGATTGCATTTTCAGGGATATTTTCCGGGAGCGACGCGACGTTGCGCGCGCGGCTGGTCGATGAGCTCCGGGCCGCGGGGGCAATCCTGCCGCTGACCTGGGACGTGTTTTTCTATTCCGTGGTGATCGCGCGGTTCGAGGCAAATTACGAGAACGCGGCCTGGATCCCGTACCGGCTGACCTGCACGGTGCTGCGCGACGAGGCGAGCGCGGTGATCCAGACCGCGCTGTCCCTGGCCACCGACTTATTGTCCGATATCGCCTCCGGGATTGGCCTTGCGGCGGGCGCTGGTTTCGATTTGACCACGGCACAGACGGCGCTTGCGGCGCCGGGTGCCACGGTGCGCGGCACCGCCGCGTTCATGGCAGCGCAGACGGCGACGGCGAGCGCCCAAAGCGGCATCGCGCAAGCCATCGGGACCGCTGAGACGGCACTCGGCGCGAGTGGCCTTGGAAGCGCGACGACGGCTTCTGCCGGCGTGGCGGGATTGGGAAACGCGGTAGGTGCGTCGCAGATTCTCGCCGGCCTGACGGCGGCGCGGGGGTATCTGGGCCGCACTGCGGTCAATCTGGCGAACGCGAGTACGTGAGCGATGAAAACCGTGACCCTGGCGGGCGGCAATCTGTTCCAACTGGCCGCGACCGAACTTGGCGACGCGACGCAGTGGATCCGCATCGCGCAGCTCAATGGGCTGTCCGACCCGATGTTGTCAGGCGTCGTGACTTTGCTGATCCCGGATCAGGACCCGAACGCCGGAGGGGGCATTGCCGCTCAGTGAGCCGAGCATTCCCTGGCGCACGCCGTCGGTCCAGCTGCTGGTCGATGGGCGTCCGGTTGCCGGCGTGATCCAGGCGGAAGTGATCGCCAACAACCACTATGCGGCGGACTCGTTCCGGAGCATTTTGGCACTTGGCGCCGACCCGACCGCGACCGCTGCATTCTGGGCCGGGACCGGGAGCGTGCTGGTCGATCTCCGGTTCAGCCTGGACCAGTCCGGGTATGTCAGTTTGATCCAAGGCGAGATCGACAGCATCGCCATCGATCCGGCCGGTGGCACCGTCGAACTGGACGGTCGGGACCTGACGGCGCGGCTGATCGAGGCGCGCACGCAGGAGACGTTCAGCAACCGGACGGCAAGCGAGATCGCCACCCTGCTCGCGCAGCGCCATGGATTGACGCCGGTCGTGACGGCGACGAACACGCCGGTCGGACGATACTACCAGAACGAGCACGACCGGATCACGCTCGATCAGTTCGGCCATGCCACCACAGAGTGGGAATTGCTCGTATTCCTTGCACGCCAGGAGGGGTACGATCTGTTCGTTCAGGGCACGTCGCTTTATTTCCAGCCGCCCGGCGGCACGGTGGCGCGCGCCTTCGTTTTGCAGCCGGACGCGCTGATCGGGCTGCGCCTGCATCGCTCGCTCACGCTCGCCAAGGATATCGAGGTGACGGTGAAGAGCTGGAACTCCCGTCAGAAGAACGCCTTCACCCAGACCGCCCGCGCGCATGGCACCATGTCGCCCACCGGGGGCGACGGGATCCCGGCGAGCGTGCAGCAATATGTGTATGTCCGGCCCAACCTGACCCCCGACCAGGCGTTGCAATTCGCGCAGGCGCGTCTTACCGAACTGGCCCTGCATGAACGCGTCATCGATGTGGTGATGCCAGGCGAGCTCGCGATCACACCGCGCAGCACAATCCTGCTGGACGGGACCGGGACCGCGTTCGATCAGAGTTACGCGATCGACGTGATCGAACGCGAAATTCGCCTCGATGGCGGGTTCGTGCAACGCGTGCGGGCGAAGAACACATCGCCGCGGACCCAGACCACGGCACCAGCCGACACGGTGGGCGCGGTGACAGGATGATCCCGTGAACCGCCTTGCGAATGTCGTCAAATCCTACGCGAGCGCGCTGGACAATGGGATTGGCCGCCCGCGATTCGCGCTGGTCACCTCGGTCGATGCCGCATCGGCCACCGCCCGTGTTGCCTTGCAACCCGAGGGGGTGTTGAGCGGGTGGCTGCCGATCCTCGCGCCAAGCACCGGGGCCGGATGGGGCTTGTGGTGCCCACCGAGCCCGGGCGACCAAGTGCTCGTGCTAGCACAGGAGGGCGACGCCGATCAGGGCGTCATCGTCGGGCGCGCCTTCTCGCTCTCCGATCCGCCGCCGGCGGCGGCACCGGGCGAGCTTTGGCTGGTGCATGCCAGCGGCAGCACCTTGCGGCTTCTCAACAGCGGAACGATCGAGATGATCGGTCCGGTGGAAATCATTGGCTCGGTGCAGATCACAGGCTCGGTGACGGTGCAGGGGAGCGTGATCGTGACCGGGGATGTCGCCGCGCAGGGAAGCCTGAGCGATGCGCATGGCACGGTGGCGGCACTGCGCGGCCATTACGACAGCCACACTCATGTGCAGGCGAACGGCGGGGCAACCTCGATCCCCACGCCCCAGGATTAGCCATTCATGCCCGATCTTTCGCAGCAATGGGGTTCCGATCTGGTGGTCGGCAACACCGGGGACCTTGCGACCGCGACCGGCTCCGCGCTGGGCCAGCAGCGGGTCTTGCGGCGGCTACTGACCAATCCTGGGGACTATATTTGGCAACCGGATTATGGGGCGGGGCTGGCCCGCTTCATCAGCCTGCCCGCGAACATCCTACAGATCCGTGCGCTGATCCGGAGCCAGATATTCAAGGAGGCAAGCGTCGCGCGCACACCGGAGCCGCTGATCGAAGTCTCGATCTCACCGGCGGGCGCCGCGGGGACGGTGTATGTGTATATCCGATATCAGGACGCGCAGTCGGGACAAACGCAGGTAATCTCCTTCTCCGTGGGGTCATGATTCATGCAACTGTCCTTGCAGTCGTTCACGAATTTGGTCCAGAACATGGCGGCCTCGGTGCAAGCCGCGGCGTCCCAGTTGATCGATCTGACGGTGGGATCGACGATGCGGGCGGTTCTAGAGGCGAATGCCTCCATAGCGCTGTGGATGCAGTGGCTAATCCTGCAGGTCCTCCAGACCACACGCGCGGCAACCAGCACGGGCAGCGATCTCGATAGCTGGATGGCCGACATGTCGCTGACCCGGCTGCCGGCGGTGACGGCTGTCGGGGCGGTCACATTCTCCCGCTACACACCGACCGGCGCGGCGCTGGTTCCGGCCGGGGCCCTGGTGCGCACCGCGGATGGCACCCAGACCTTCGCAGTGACCATCGATCCGACGAATTCCGCATGGAACGCGGCGACCGGCGGCTACGCCTTGGCCGCAGGGGTTGCGTCGCTGACGGTCGCGGTGGTGGCTCAGACGGCCGGCAGCGGCGGCAATGTCCAGGCGAATGCCGTCTCACAGCTGGTGACGGCGATCCCCGGTATTGATCTGGTTACGAACCAAGCGGCACTGCAGAATGGCCTCGACGCAGAGACCGACGCGGCACTTCGGGCGCGCTTCCAGAACTTCATCGAGAGCCGATCTCGAGCCACCCCGATTGCCGTTGGGTACGCGGTGTCCAGTATCCAGCAGGGGCTGAATTACACCTTGCAGGAGAACGTGGACCCGACCGGAGCAACCCGCATGGGAAGCTTCGTGGTCACGGTGGACGATGGATCCGGCTATCCGTCCGCGTCGCTTTTGGCAACCATCGGCGGCGCCGTCGAAGCGGTCCGGCCTGTGGGTTCCATCTTCACGGTCCAGCCGCCGGTCGTGCTGACCGCGAACGTAAGCATGACGATCACGGTCGCCGCGGGCGCTACAAAGGTGACGATCATTGCACTGGTGGGAACGGCAATCCAGAGCTATGTCAACGCCCTGACGATCGGGACGCCGTTGCCGCTCACGAAGCTGGCGCAGCTTGCCTACCAGGCGAGCCCGGCGGTCACGAACGTCTCCGCGATCACGATCAATGTACTTGGCCAGGATCTCATCTCGTCGGTTGCCAGCGTGATCAAGGCCGGCACCGTGGCGGTGAACTGATATGACCGGTGACAGTCAGGACGTGCTGGCGCGGCTGCGGGCGGTTCTGCCGGCGCGATGGTTTCCCGACGAATCTCCCGTACTGAACGCCGTGTTGGCCGGACTCAGCTCTGCGTGGGCCTGGTGCTACGGCCTGGTTCAATACGCCCGGGCACAGACCCGCATCGCGACTGCGACGGATTTCTGGCTCGATATCATCGCCGGCGATTTCTTCGGAAATACCTTGCTCCGCCGGTCGGGCGAGGACGATGCGCCGTTCCGGGGACGGATCCTGGGGAACCTGTTCCAGGACCGCGGAACGCGCGCCGCCCTGGTCTCAACCCTAACGCACCTCACCGGACGGACGCCGGTGGTGTTCGAGCCGGCGCTTGCCACAGACACTGGCGCCTATGGCGGCGCGTCCGGAAACGTTACCGGGCTCGCCTATGGGGTGGTCGGGGGGTGGGGGAACCTCCATCTGCCGTTTCAGTGCTTCGTGCGCGCGTACCGGGCCGAGGGAAGCGGGATCGCGGTGGTAGCCGGGTGGGGCGCGTCAGCGGGCGGCTACGGGGTCGGTGCGGAACAATATGCCAGCCTCTCGATGATCCAGGGCCAGGTGACCGACACCGATATCGATCAGGCCGTGGCGTCCGTCATGCCTGCGGCAACCATCGCCTGGCTTCATATCAGCAGTTAGTCCCCACCAACCCGAGGACAACATGGACCGTAACATCGTCTATCCAGGGAGCATTCCGCTCGACACGGATCTCCTGTCGATCAATCGCAACATGATGATCGCGCTGGGCTACCTCGCGCAGGCGGTGCTTGGCGGCAATACCGTGGTCGATGGGCTGAGCTGCCAGCCGACCGCGCCGGCGTCTCTGAGTGTTGTCGTGGGGCCAGGCAGCATCGCGCAAATGACTGTGGTGGATGCGCTGGGATTCGGATCCCTGCCGGCGGACAGCACCGACCCGTTGCTAAAGATGGGCATCAATGGCGGGCCGACCGACTTTACATTTGCCGCCCCGACCAGCTCCGGCCAGGCCATCAATTACCTCGTCGAGGCGACACTACAGGAGAGCGACGCTAATCCGATCGTCCTGCCCTATTACAATGCCGCGAATCCCGCCCAACCATATAGCGGGCCAAACAATGCGGGCACCGCGCAGAACACCCAGCGCATCCAACGGGTTGCCTTGCAGGTCAAGCCGGGCGCGGCGGCGACGAACGGCTCGCAGGTCACGCCGCCCGTGGATAATGGGTGGATCGGCCTATATGTCGTCACCGTCAGTTACGCACAGACGGCGATCGCGCCGAGCAATATTGCCATCCTGCCCACGGCGCCTTTCCTGAACTGGAAGCTGCCGTCCCTGGTGCCGGGATTCGGATCCGGCGTGCAGGCGATCACGGCCAGTGGCACCTTCACCGTGCCCGCCGGCGTGACGCAGGTGGAAGTCGAGGTCTGGGGTGGCGGAGCCGGTTCTTTTGCATCGACGAGCAGTGTCGCGAGCGGCGGGGGATCAGGCGGTGGGTTCGCGCGCAAGCGGATCACGGGGCTTACGCCCGGCCAAGCCATTCCCCTGACGATCGGCGCGGGCGGGAGCGGCGGCACGACCGCGGGCGCGGTTGCGGGCGCCGGCGGCACGTCCAGCTTCGGGACATTCGTGAGCGCGACGGGCGGCAGTCTCAACGCGACGGCATCGGCGAGCAATCCACAGAACGGTGGGACCCCCGGTGGGGTGGGTATTGGCGGTGATCTCGATCTGATCGGCTCATCGGGCCAGTCGGCGTTCATGAGCGCGGCGGGGATCGGCGGGGCGGCACCGCTCGGGGGCATGCAAAGCTCCGGCAGTGTCGGCGTTGCAGGCGTCTTTCCCGGTGGTGGCGCCGGCGGCGCCGGGACGGGTGCAAATGGAACCACACCGTTCAATGGTGCCTCCGGGGCAAGTGGGTTGATTATGGTGAGGTGGTAGAGCTATGAAAATCTATGCGCGCATCGCGAATGGCGTCGTTGCCGAAACATTCGCGACGGATCGTCCGATCACGGAGCTCTTTCACCCGGGTCTGGTATGGGTGGCAGTTCCGCCCAACTCCGGTGTGGCCGGGCGATGGGTCTTCGACGGGAGCAAATTCTCGAAGCCAGCCGTCGCGGCCGCGGAGGTACCGGCGCCGACGATGGCCCAGATCCTTTCGGAACTGGCCGCGCTGAAGGCCGCAGTGAAAGCTCTTGGGGCGTCTTCTCTCCCGAGCGTCCGGAATTCCTGACCAAATCTACCGGAGAAGCCGATGCCCACGCCCGCCATTCATGTCTCCAAGCCGAGTTCCGCGCGGACTGTCCAGCTTGATTCGTTCATTCCGGTTCCCCGCGGGGCGACCGCGGTGGCACCGCCGCCGCTCAACTGGCCGACCAAGGATCCGGGCGACGTACTTGATTACGGCTTTGATCTGTCCGCCGCGCTGGTCGGCAATCCGGGCGACACGATCGAGACATTGGACGTGACGATCAGCCCGAACAATCCAGGAGACCTCGTGCTCAACTCCGCCGCGGCGGATGGGAGCATGGTCGTGCTCTGGCTGTCTTCGGGCCAACCTGGGGGGGTCTACGTTGTCACCGTGACGGTCGGCACATCGAGCGGTCGTACGCTGAATCGCAGTATCCTTCTTCCGGTGCTCTACCTCTCGACCCCGCCCATCCCGCCGACCGCTATTCAGACCAGCGCGGGATTGGTCATTACCGACCAGAACGGAAACCCGGTGCTGACCGGCTAGGCCGGCGGCCCAGGGAGTGCATGGCGAGGCACGAGCGCCGTCCCAAGCTTGCATTTTCGGTCCGCTGATTGGCGTGAATTTTTGCTCGAGGATTGGGTTCAATGCCGACGATCGACCAGCTTGCACCGGCAACCGCTACGTCCGACACTGACGAAATCATCGTCAATCAGACCGGGGTTACGTTTCGTGCAACCCGTGCGCAGCTGTTGGCGGGCGTGCAACCCCAGTTTGCGCTGCCCAGCGGTTCGGTTCTGGGACGCGCCAGCACCGGGATTGGCGCTGTCGAGACAATCAGCGTGGGCGCCAATCTGGTCCTGTCGGGCGGAACGCTTTCGGCCCTCGCCGGGAGTTCCCTTATTTCGCAGCTCCCGGCCGGTGTGGTCCCGGCTGCGACGGACCTGGTCGGCGTCAACCAGGGCGGAACCAATACGGCGGTCACGCTCACCGAATTCGCGACCGGCCTGACCTCCCTCACGGGCGTCGACGCGTCACGGCTTCTGGTGACGCCGACCGGGGCTACGCTGGCTACAAGTTTGGGCAATCTTGCGGCGTCCAGCCTTGCGAAGGCAGGTGGCACGCTGACCGGGACCCTTGTGCTTGCCGCGGATCCGGCAGTACCGCTCGGCGCGGCAACGAAGGAGTATGTGGACGCTCAGGTGGCAGGGGCCTTGCCGCTGAGCGGCGGATCGCTCTCGGGGGCGCTCGCACTTGCGGGAAACC